ACAGGCGGTCGTAACCCCCGATCAGGATGGCCGACGGGTCGCGGCCCTTCTTCTTGCCGCCAAGCGACGGGTCGATAGCCCCGAAGTGGATCCATTCGCGGACCGGCATCGTCCAGAAGACCAGCTTGGCAAAGGGGTTGCCCTCGCTGATCGGCTGGTTCTGGTACTCGGTGGCAAAGCTGTCGTGGCCCCCGGCGCGCTGCAACATGAGCCAGACCAGAGGCTGCATCGATGGCCAGTTAACAATGGCCCCCTCGTCCATCTCGGCCTTGCGCCCAGCATAGAAGGCGCGCGCGGCCTCTTCGCCGTCGTTGTTGTAGATCTCCTCGAACTCTTCCCAGAGGTCCATCCGGTTCGGGAACTGGATGATCGCCTGGAACTTGGTGACGTTCCATCCGGGCTTCTTCGCCTCCCGCACCGTCACCGCGTCCCAGTGCAGGATCGTGTTGACCCAAAGCACATGCATCGAGCCGTCGGGCGGGCCAACCTTCAGGGCCGCACGGTTGATCCAGGCCTCCAGCTTGTCGCGCTGGTCAGGGCTGCGGACCGCCTCGTCGTTCTCGATGTCGTCAAAGAACATCAGATCGGGGCGGTGCGGGCCATGCCGCAAACCGCGCAGCTTCTGGCCCGCGCCAAGCCCCCGCACGCGGATATTGGTTCGGGTGACGATTTCTCCCTCGCGCCAGGTGCGTCCCTCGCCGCAGGCTTCGGGGAAGTCGTTCTGCAGACGCGGGTTGGTGGTTAGCTCGGCCTTGATCGCCTCGATCAGCAGCGCCGCCTGGGCGTAGACGTCGCAAACCTCGAGGCAGAACCGGGTCTTGCGCATGACGATGCAATAGAGCGCGAAGCCCAGGCTCATGTGGGTCGATTTGGATGAACCACGCGGAGCGATCAGCATCTCTCGCTTGCCCGCGTTGGCCGTCAGAACCTTCGGCGCCAGATCGAAGATGGCGCGATGGAACAGGCTGTCCTCGCCCTTCACATAGTGGGGCAGATAGGTCTTGAGGAAGAACTCGAAGCCTTCACCCCCAAAATCCGCAACCCGCCGCAGGCGTTCAGCCCGGGCGGCGGGATCGGAGGGGAAGGCCTCGACGCTCAGCTCGATGTTGCGCGAGAAGGCGGCCGCCATTTCGGCGATCTTCTGCGCGAACTCTTTCCGGCTGACCGCGGCCTTGAGCTGCGGTCGTTTCTTCATGTGGTGTAGATCCCGGCCAGATGCTCACCGAAGGGTTCGATGATCTCGAGGATGGTGGCCGAATGCTGCGGGAAATTCTCACGCACGAACTCCAGCAGCTTGGCCATCACATCCTGCGCTACCCCCAGTTCGCTGACCTTCGGCGCGAACCGTTTGGCAGCGGCAGCCATCTTGGTCATCGCATCCGAGAGCGAGACCAGCATGCCGACCTTTTCCTGCGTGGTGTGGGCTCCGTCCTTGATCTCGTCCAGGATGGCCTGCGCCTGGATCATGAAGTCTTCGACCACCGACGACACCACGACCTCGACGCCCTCACCGGCGATCACGTGAGCCGTGCGGGCCTTGTCCCAATCATCGCCCGCTTCCTTGGCTGCCTTCTTCCAGCGCCCCACCGTCGCCTCGGAGATCCCGTAGGCGGCGGCGATGGTGGACCCCATCATGCGGCGGAACACATAGTCCGAGCGCGCCTTGCGCTTCACATCGTCACGGGCCGACATTGAAACCTCCCGCCAGGGCGAAACCGACGGCCCCCAGAATGATTGCGCCGATGATCAGGCGAGTGATCCAGGTGATCCCACCTTTGATGTCAGACAGCGATTGCTCGATGTTCTGCACGAGAACCTTCTCGGCCGCAGAATTGGTCTCAAGGGCGCCAATGCGCCCTTCATGCCGGTCAAGACGCTGATGCGCTTCCTTGATCCGTTCGAAATGGTGGCTGTAGTCGGTCACGATACTCTTCCGGGGGTGATGTTCAGGCGTGTCAGGTGGGGTCGCCGGGGGGCGGCTGGAGCGCAGTGATCCAGTCGGTCCCGAACGCGGCGGCGCAGACCAGATCAGGCTCGCGGCGCAGCAACATCGTCCAGCTGCCGGTCTCTGGGTTGGCCAGAACCATGAACCGGTCGCCACCCTTAATGGTGAACGAAGCCACCAGAGACTCGCCAAATCCATCGAACAACCGGGCCATGACGTCCCCCAAGGGGCCGCATTGCGGAGTGCTTTGCGCCATCGCCTGCCGCCCGAAACTCAGCATAAACGCCAGAGTAATCGCCAGCAGCGCGCGGATGGTGATGCTGGAACGGATCATTCTTGGGCACCTCCAGCCAGGTCAAGCAAAGAACTGCCTTCCAAGCCCGTGCGATGCTTCAGCACATCGACCAGCTTTGCGCCTGCAAGGTTCGCCAGCAGGCCGGTGTCAGGGCGCAGGCGCGCCATGGCATCGGGAACGCTCCGCTGGGCATAGCTGACAGCGGCGTCTATTGCGGCCTGCCCGCGCAGCCCACGGCCAAGGGCCGCCTGAATGCCGGACATCAGCGCCGAATGCAGGGCCTCGCGGTGACGCGCCTCAATCTCGATGCCCCAACGGTCCTTGGCCACGCGGGCGGCTCCGGAGATGATCTGCGTCAAGATCGCGGCGATGGCGGTGAGGGCCAGCGGCACCAAAAACGCATACAGCTGGGCGAGAAGTTCGGACATCATCAGGCAGCTTCCTTCAGCCATGTCGGGACGTTGAAACCGGGGCAGGCCTTCGCGGCCCATTCGTTATGGCCGCTGATCCGGCCGATCTGCGTCCGCATGCCGATCATCTGAATCAGGTCGCGCAAGGCGCTGTTCTGACTGCCGGTGAAGTGCCGGTCGAAGCGGTCAGTCTCGGCCGAGCCAAAGCCCCCGATCAGGCAGACGTGGATGACGCCCTGGTTGTGCCCCTCGATGCCCGCACCGATCACTGTCTCAAGGCGACCAGACCGCAGAAGGCCCGAGCGGCTGATCAGCCAGTGATAGCCGATGTCGCGCCAACCACGTCCGCCCGCAGACTTCGGATCGGTGTGCCAGCGCTTGATCTCGGCGATCTGGGCCGCGAACCCATCGTTCTTCATCCAGTCTGCGCGGGTGGCGGAGCAATGGACAGCGATCTCCGTGACCGGATACCGGGCCGACCCCTGATACAGCATGGCCGAGGTTTCGGGGGACAGCACCGCGCCAGACGGAACGCCACCAGCACTGAGCCATGCCAGATTGGCAGCCTTGGTCTTTGCGCCGAACAGCCCATCGATCGGACCGGGCTGATAGCCGAGGTCGCGCAAGCCGGTTTGGATCAGGGAAACTGCTGCTTTCGACACGACACGCCCGCTGGTTGTTCTGGCGGACAATCGCCTGCGGCGGTGCGCAAAAGGTCGGACAAAAGTCCGATGCTCAGTGTCTATTCGGAGAAAAGGTCATCCTGGCGCGGATCGCTCGCCTTGGCGAGCCGCCTGACATGCCGGGTGGAAAGCCCCAGCATACGGGCAATCTCGGCGCGCGACCGGCCCGTCGCCGACAGCTCCTGCACAGAGTGGCGCCGGGCACCGGCTCGGGCATGCGGAACGTAGATCGACTGGTCCGTCATGAAATGACATACAGCGCGACCATCCTCTTCGCCAAGCGCCTTGATGATCGGGTGGTCAGGCTTGGGGTTTTTCGGGATCCGCAGATCTTGTCCGCCGAACTCCTGCATCAGCTTCAAAGCCACGCGGACGCCCAGCGTCTCGGCAAGGTCGAGGAGAGATTCAGGCAGGGCGGCGGACGAGGTCATGCACCAGCCTCGAACTTGTCGGCTTCGTTGCCCCAGCTGGTCCAGCCCTCACGGCGCTGGCGGCTGAAGAGATCGAGGCGACGCGCGCCGGGCATCAGCTCTTCGCAAGCCTGGTAGGCCTCATCCGGCTTGCGGCTGTGTTCGCGGGCGACCGCCTCGATCGTCACGACAACCTTCGGGACGATCCCCATTTCCATCAACTCTTGCGCGGCATCCGTGATGATCGCCGAGCGAGTACCGCGCGTGGTTTTTGGACTGCCTCGAGTCCCGATCAGGAACGGCTCGTTCGCGGACCGGAGGATGTAGCCGGTCCCAAACGCAACCTTCCCGTGCTTTGACCGCTTCAACCAGGTGCCCGCAGTCTTGAAGGTAAATCCCCAGGCGTGAAGCACCTCCATCGCCTGAGGAAGCTGCGGGTTGACGGCCCAAAGCCAAAGAAGGCAGTCGGGTGCCGCAAGCGCCTCGACCGGCAGCGCCTTGATGGCGTCCAGGGGCATGGTGACGTATTGAGCCTCAGGGGCCTTGGCATAGCCCTTGTCGCTGCGCATTTCATAGGACCATGGCGGGTCAGCCATGATCAGGTTGAAGCCGCCTGCGGGGCGTAGGGCGCTGAATGCGGTGGTGCTGCTCACGCCGCGCCCCCACCCCGGGCGGCCTTGCCGCGCTTTTCCATCTTCTTCAGCGCTTCGATGATCGGGCTGGCCTGGTCGTAGGACAGCAGGTCCGGATCCACGACCACGCCGTCATGGCCATGGGCGATGAAGCGTTTGCAAAAGGCGCGCAGGGCAGCGGGCGAGCGATCCTCGATCACGCCCAGCTGGTGGCAGTTTTTCCAGAGGGCATGGATCATCCGCGACCAGGGCTTGAACGACTGCGGCAGCTTCTTGCCCGCCACCTTCACCTTGAAGCCAAGCCGGGTCATTTCCTTGACCACCGCCGCGCGCTGCGCCTCGGACATGGCCTTCAATGAGGCGACGCCGGTGACGCGCTGCAGGAGCGCGCGATAGGTGTCTTCGTCGAGGCCAAGTTCCTTGCGGGCGACATGGATGACTTTCAGGTTGTTCACAGAAGCCTCTCCATCTCCAGCGCCAGCTGGTACAGGTCGTGGGCAACGCGCCTTTCAGAATGGTGGTCCTCGATCACCCAGACGCCACGGTCGCGGTAGGCCGGTCCGGTCTGTTCAACAGACATGGTGGAGTCGCGGTTCAGCACCTTTGCCAGTGCCTCTTCGATGACCTCGACGCGCTGATAAATCGTCATATCGGGGCGAAGGCCGCTCATGCTGTCTTCTCCATCGTGAAGTAGGTGTCGTCGACGAAAACGCTGGCGAATCCGGTGCCATCGGGGTGGAAGCCGCGCTGCTCGACCCGCATCGTCAGGTTCGGGTCGAGCAGCTCAGCCCACTTCCTGTGGCGACCTTTCCAACCATTCTTGTCGAAAAGCATCAGCGCCAGACGCAGATAGCGGGCGCGGATGTAGAGGAGTTGTGCACCAATCTTGCGCTGGAATCCGACACGGCCATAGCACTCGGCGACGCAGACAAAGACGTTGCCTCTCGTTCCCGGCAGCGGCCGCCCGCAGGCCATGCAGATGGGGCTGTCCAGCGCGATCCCGCCCTTCACTGCTCTGGCACCCGCCATCATCTGGTATGGCCCCTCATGGCGGCAGCGAAACGGAAACAGCAGCTCGGGATAGTCGGGCGGGCAGAGATGAACGGTGAAAGATTGGTCACGCATGGCTGCACCGTGCGCAGGTGTCGGGGTGCGAGATCGACGGCATGAACGGGCGCGTGCATAGGCTGCAGGCGATCTTCCCGCCCTCCTGGATGTGCTTTTGCATCCAGCTTTTGTGCGCTGCCCAGATGCCGCGCAGCTGGCCCATGGTCAGGCCGTAATCTGGGGCAATGGCGGCGATCTTCTCGCCCGCGACAATGCGCCGGAACGCTGAGGACTTCTGATCCTCTGTCAGGTCCGGGGCGGCAACTGTCAGGATCGGGGGCTGTATTGGCCGATCTGGGACAGTTGCGGGTAAATTCCTGACAGGTCGGGGGGGGCAAAACGGGGGGCTTGGCCCTGTTCTTCGCCACGAGGTCGCGAAGACGCGTCCCGAGATCAGGAGACCTTGCCTCATCGTCGCCCGGGTCTGTGACCGGCTCAGCTGTCCCCGCGCCTTCCGGTTCATCCATTGGCCAGTCAGGCTCTGCGCCCTGAAGGAAGCTGCAGACCCGCTGCGCAACATCGCGTTCCGGGAAGATGCCGACCAGAATCGGCTTCGATAAGATGATCTCGACCTGACCATCGGGGCGGTCTCGCAACACATAGGTCATAGGGTTCTCCGGCTGCTCATCAGGACCAGGCAACCACGCCAGGCCGACCGCGCAGGGCCCGGAGGCCCTGCGGGTTTCGCATCAGTTCGCTTTGGACGCCTTGAAGGTCAGGCGGCGCGTTTCGGGGATCTCCATCGCAGCACCAGTGGCCGGATTGCGCCCCATGCGCGCCGGGCGGGCTTTCACGCTGAAGCTGCCGAACCCCATCAAGCGGACGGTGTCGCCAGCCTCGGCGCGGTCGCGCGTCAGATCGATGAAGGCCTCGACGGTGGCTCTGGTGGCGGCAACGGTGCCACCGGTCTTCTCGGCAACGGCCTTGATCAGGGCCTCTTTGTGGACGGTACCCATTGGTTTCCCTTTCTGGGGTTAGCCGTCCGACACCATGTCGGACGGATGGTGAGACCGGGGCGGCGACAGCGCCCCGAGCTTTGCGAAGAACTCGACGCGGGCGAGCCAGAGGTCGCGGGCGGCGCGCCAGTCAGTGAAACAGGGCGCGACGGAGAGAAACGACATCGCCCCATCGAGGAGGTCGGTTGCAGCCGGCCCGAGTGGCCCGGGTTTGGCGCCAAGGAAAGTCCAGGCCTCGGCGAGGAAGGCGATCTGATCTGCGGCGCGCAGTGGCTCGGACATCGACCTGACGGCCACCCCCCACGCTGCGCCGATCTTGCGGTCGATCATGTTTTCCGCATTGCGGATGGCATGTTCGACGGCAGACCGCGTGCCCAGCTGACAAAGCAACTCCACGGCCGGGTCGGTCAGATCGCCAATGAACACCTTGTGCGCGTCATGCAGCAGCGCCCAGGGCTTCAGATCGGGCGGGCACAGGGACTCGACCAGCACCGAGTGCGCCGCAACTGACCAGGGCTCGGGCGTCCTGCCGCCAAAGCGGTTGATCTTGGCCATCGCTTCGGCCAAAGGCACTGCAGCCATGTCGCTGGGCTGGAGGTTTGCCAGATCGATTGGCCCCCGCGTCGTATGGAACGGGATGTTCATCAGGCCGCGACCTCCTGATCAGCCGCGACTGGCGCGATCCAGGTGATGACGAAGCCTTCGATGTAGGTCGGGCCATAGGCCCGCTCGAAGTCTTCCTCCATCGCTTCAACCGATTGATAGCCCAGCCCCTTTGCAAACAGGCGATGGTTCACCAGCGGCACGCCCGCCTCACGGATCGATGTGATGCGCCCCGCTTCCCAGCTGATCTCGCAGCGGTCGACTGCAAAGCAGACAGGGTCCGGAATGATGGCCACGAAGCTCTGGCGGTCTGTCAGACGGATGCGCTCGCCCGGCCGGGCGTGACGCAAGCTGGGCGGTCGGAAGGTCTGACAGACCAGTCCCGCCTGGATCAGGGGTACGAGGCGCTGTTCGAAGGGATACTGGATCATGATCAGCCCCTCACGCGTTTGAGAGGTCAATTGTGACGGAAAGAAGCGGTTCACCGATTTGGGCGGCGAGACGGAAGTAGATCTGGTTCTTGGACCCCGTGACCCGCATGGCGTCGCGCACGGCGCGCATCGCCTCCTTCCAGCGCGGATCTTCGATGCTCAGGCGGAGGAGGCTGAAAATTGCGGTGCGGTTGATGCGGCCTTCCTGATCCGTGTTGAACGCATCGGTGATGACGGCGCGGATTTCCGGGCGGGCATCTGCGGACCATTCATTCAGGCACTCGTCGACCAGGTGCTTTGCGATCTGCAGCTCCGGCCCGAATTCGATCCGATCCTGCACCCGGACCTCGACCTCCATCAGCCCATCATGGGTCTTGTAGGAGCGGTTGCCCTTGCCCCGGTTCCCCTTTTTGGTGACGCCGTATTCCTGCTCGAGCAACGCGTCGAACTCGCCAAGGTCCGTCATGGTGTGGCCCTTGAACCGGGTCACCTGCTGCGACAGCGCAATAGCAAAGCCCATGATCTTCCGGACGATCTCATCCTCGAGGAGGACCTGAGGCTTGATCAGCTCGACGGGCACCAGCGCGCCCTTCGCGTCTTCCATGTAGACCTTGTCGCCAAAGCTGACGCGCCCGTCAGAAATCGGTGCAGGGGTGAAATCACTGGTCGGCATGTTCATGTCAGAACTCCTTGAGACGGGGGAAAACGAGTTGCTCGGGGGCTTGCAGCTGCAGCGGCGGGATCGGAGCGAGACCGAGGATCACGAGCGCAACCGCCATGTCCTCGATGTCGTCCAGGCTGAGAGAGGTCCGGCCCCGGGTGTAGTTCAGGTCGATTTGGCCTAACGACCTCGCCGCTGAGATCAGGATCTCTCGATCACTGCGCAGAGGCCTTTCGGCTCGGAAGGATTCGGACCGCTGAGTGGCTGCGCTTGTCATGCGACCTCCGGTGCAGTGATGGGGTTGAGGGGGCAGCGGCGGCAGGCGCGGCATTGCGAGAGCTGCTCGGGGTCCGAAGTGGACATTGGGGCGGAGGCATACGCGCGGCATTGATCAGCCGTCAGCCCCGTCCGCAGGTAAGGACACAGCACCCTGTCTCGGTAGAGCTGGACAACGCGCGCTGCATGCTTGCGGCTTGCCAGATCAAGACTTTGGGCCGGGTACGTTCCGGAAAGGATCATTGACAGGGATGGTCGAGCGAGGCCGGTTTCGCGCGCCACCTGACTGATGCTCTTGCCCTTAGCGATCTGCTCGCGGCACAGGCTGATCCATTCCAGCTCTGGCAGGTCGAGGTTCAACGTGGGGCGCACAGCACGTCCTCCCCGGTGTTGAAATCATGGATACCCGGCCGCTTTGACAGGACGACAGGTGCTCGTGGACCAGTGTCACGATGCAACAGGAACCGCTTGTAACCGTTGCTGGTCGGTGCAGTCGCTTCAACCCGATGCGGCGAAACCCTGACGTACCCTGCTGCTGCGAGCGCCTTGAGATAGCGCTGCAGATTATCCACCGGATTACCGTCTTCGGTGCGGGCTGCTTCCAATACAATGTCGGGGACGGTGAACAACCGCTGCATGCGCATTGACGTCCAGGCGCGCTGGCGGAAAGTATCCCGGTACTCCGGCACTTTCTGGCCGGGGCCTTTCGGTCCCGACGTGATCACCTCGCCTGCAGCAGCGGCTGCAAGCCCCTCGGGCGTAAGCTGATAGCACCCGACGGCCATCCGCTCGAGGTAGGCCCGGCGCATAAGGCGGGCCGCTGCGTCATAAATCTGACGCCTGGTCAGATCGAGATCGGCGGCCAGTTGGTCAATCGTCAGGCACAGACCGCCCGACAGCTTTTGAAGCAGGGCGGTAGGCGCCTTGCCAGGATGATGCCGATCTACCATCATTCCGCTCCGGGCACGCAGATCGGTTTGCCCGTGCTGCGATCGTTCATCAGCACCTGACCAGCCATATCGGCGACAGTGATGCCGCCCGGACCTGGATCGGCGCGCAGGCCGAAGCGTTCGATATGGGCAATGGCTTCGAGGATCTCACGATTGAAGCCTTTGGAGAGGCGCCAGACGAACTCGCTCAGGTCATCGGCCACCGGGACTTCGCAGCGCCCGGCGATCAGCGCGCGAGCATCCTCCAGCGAGGCCGGTCGGAAGGTCACCTTGTTCGGCGCCCGGCTTTCGATCTGCGGAAACCGGCGCAGGTTGTCGCGCAGGGATCCCATGCCAACCAGAATTGTGGGCATATAGCGCAGATCCGAGATGCCTCGGATGGCCTCCATGATCTCGCCTCGGCTTGAGATCATGTCACATTCGTCAATCACCAAACCAAAAGTCTTGTTCGCGAAGACGGCCTTCTCGGACCGATCGGCCAATTCGTCCAGAACTCGCGCAAACCGCTCCCGCTTGCCACGGATACTCTTCGGGTCGATCGAAAGGGAGGTAAGGATCTCTTGGATCAACCAGCTGTAATCCCAGCCCTTCTGAGCGCGCAGATAAAGGCTGCCCGTCTGAGTCACCCACTGGCGGATCGTTGTGGTCTTGCCCAATCCCGGGAGGCCGTCCACCACGACAAGGCAGGCCTCGACAGCGCCGCGCTGATTGACCCGGTTCAGGGCGCCATAGAATTCGCGGACGTTGGCCGTCTCGACAAAAGTGGGTTTCATGTTATGCTCTCCTCGTTCCTGAAGTTTCTGGTTAGGCAGCGGCACGGAGGAGGGTTCGAAGCGCCTCCGTGTCGATGCCGGCCATCTCGAGGACCTTTCTGGCCGTCGAATTCGTGACGCAGTCCCGCAAGACGCGGATCTGGTTCGGGGTAAGTTCGGTCGGGTGCTCCAGCGCCCAAGCCGCAAGCTCTTCATCTGATCGGAAGACACGGCGGCGTGGGGCCTCAGGAACTGCGCCTGCTGTGGTGGTGTTGTCCACCGCCAGCGTGACGGGTTCGGCAGTGCGGGCTGGCGCGAAGTCGATGAAATCCGCGATCTCGACGGCTTGCTGTTCGATCCAGGGTACGTCCAGCTCTGCCAACTTGTCTTGGCGACGGCGATCCAAGCGCTTCAGGGCAGCCTTGTTGCGATCCTCGACCGCCTTCTGCTCGGCTGTCAGCGGGACATAGCGCTGCGCATTTCCCGCGAACTCGGCCACACAGATCAGCTTGCCGGGCTGCCCGGTTTCGACGTCGAACTCACGCACCCAGACGCGATCTGATTGGTGCAGGTCATAGCCGACGATCACTTTCTTGCCGTGGTACGGCTCAAGGGCGAGGTGGAAG